AGGCGTATCCCAAACAAACCAATCCGAAGTTTGTTTAAAGGGTATAATATTTGCTGAACCATCAGTCAAAACAGAACCAATTCGGCGGTATTCTGTTGCGCTATGATCTGCAATTAGATTAGCTGCATTGATATCTGTATCAAACCCCACATCAGGTGAACCGCCAACAACAATAGCAAAAACATGATACCACGTATCAATAGAAACGGGTGAAAGGCTTGAAGACAGGCCGCCTAAAGGTGCGCCCGGCGTTCCGCCTGCAACCCATGTTGCGTCTATTTGTTTGCCGAAAGCCGCGGTTAAAGAAATGTCAACACCATCAGCGCTATCTCTACATTTGCCTATAGAAATATCAATATCATGGTCCGCATCTGTCCCGTTGCTTAGAATTTGGCCTGAAAGGTAATTAATGGGAAGGCCGCCTGCAGAAGCATTTGCAAACGCGCCACGGACAAGGAAAAATTTACCCGCCCCTGAATCATAAACAACTTCGTTTTCAGTAATAACATTTATATCGCCCGCTGCGGGGTCTGTGCCATCTTCCAAAACAAGACTGATCGGCGGTAAATCCGGATTAAAGGCTGAAAAATCAACTGTTACGGCTGCCCCCGTGCATGCGTTTGTGGCAAAAAATGTTGCCCGCATACCTTCAAAAGGCGCGGATGGTGTTTCAAAGTCTGTTGAAAGCACTGCAACAGGGTCTAACACATAGGCATCAGCCGCGCCGCTGTCTGTAAATTTAACTGACCCTGAAACATGCCGCGCAACGCCTTGCAAGGCTTGTGAGGCCAAAACCTTATCCGGCGTGTTATTCGGCGTTTGACCAGATTGATAGTTTAAAGCTGCATGAAACCCGATTTGGTCATTTTTCCAGCCTGCCTGCTCCGGCGTTCCGTCTTGAGAAGCGGGTGAGGGGGCGTCTTTCAACGCGCCCGTTGGGTAACCTGTCGGGTCTGTAGCGTCAACCTGATTAGCCGGGTATGTTGTATTTAAATCAACTGTCATTTTCAATTATCCAAAGTTTATAAATAAAACAATCCATGTGTGCCTTGGTCTGACCTTCTGGATTAAACGGATGAACTCATCTTGTCTTTCGTTGCTAACATTGGCAAAATCCCCAAAAGTTTCCGCGCCTATATACCAAACGTAAGGCCAAGTGTCTGGATCATCTAACGCTGCAGGCGGCGTTTCAACAAGATCATTAATTAATAGAATGCCTTGAGTCGCACCAACAATATTGCCGGAACCTACAATACTTGTATCACCAACGATATGAACGGCGCCCCCAACAAATGGCCGCGGGTCTTTAATCACTCGCAATCTTTCGTAACCACCACCCACAATGTTACCAGCGCCCACAATTCCGATATCACCCAACTTACAGGCCGTTGGCGTGCAACTTTTACCGCTGCCACCTACAACACGATCACCCGCGCCAAAGTATTCAGCGGCTTCATGTACATAAACATCAAAACCCGCGCTTTGCAAAAGCCCCTGAATATAGCCGGGCGATTGTCCGCCCGTTTCTTTCCATGCCGCGTCTACTCTGTCCCTGCGGTCTTGTTCTGTTGCGGTTGGGCCAAATATAGCGAATTGCTCATCCCATTCATCAAGACATCTAGTGTTTTGCGGGTCAGCGTCAAAGAAAATATTTGTCGATTCATTCTCAACTTGATCCGCGGGCAGCCCAAGAACTTTAAATAATTTTCTAATTTGAGAATTAAAAGTAAGTTTAAATGCACTTCCAGAAGGAAGTAAGCCATTAAACCATTCAGCGCCCCGGGTCATAGGTAAGTTACAGAATCAAGTTTTGACAACTCGCCCGTTCCCAGTGTCCTTAATTGAAATGGTGTTGCAGCTTCTTTAACAGCTGCCGTTGTGAATACGCCGCCTGCAGCCGTTACCACATCTTCAATAATTCCGGCAACAGCAGTTTGCGCAATAATATCTTTCTTTGGTGGAATCGTGCCGCCTGGCACAAAAGGCGCACGGTCTGCAAAATAAGTTGTTAAGGCGTCCAAGATATCCGATTGCGTTTGTGGCAAATCTGCAACACCAGTTAAGCCCGTTATATCAACATCAAAGCCAGTTCTGGTAATGGGCAGAACGTTTACAATTGCCGTTACAGGGCGCCCAAATGATATTCCGTTTAACTCTTGCTCGATCGCCGCTTGCACCGCTAAAAGCTCACCCGCTGTTGGTATGCCATCAGGGGGGTTAGTTGACTCTACATATACATCGACCTCACCCGGCGCGCCTACATATGGGAACACGTCAACGATACCTGGCACAACTTCAGACCATATAATATAGTCTCCCGCCGCACCCCCTTGAGGGCGCCTTTTAAAACGCTCGATAACGCGCGTTCTATAATCCGATTCAGTTTCAGCATCTTCGCCGTTTACATTTACAATTGTTACAGTCGCGGTTCGGGCAACGTTTGCAAATGGTGAAACAAATTCAAGCTCATCGCCAGCCGTTAAATCGCCTATTAGCCCAGATCCATCACCGCCGCTTTGGTCACCAACAGCTTTAACAACAATTGTTTTGGTGGGCGCGTCCAGCGCTACGGATGATTGAACGGAATATATAACCCCTGTTGTTGAGTTTATAAGCTGAGAACCTGCATTTAAACTGCCTGACTGAACGTTAACAGTTATTGTTGCATCTCCTTCTGACTGAGTCGCATCTAATGGCACGCCAACACCAATTAATTCACCCCAAAATACAAGGGGGTTAACAGGCGTTCCATTTATGACAGTTTCTTTAAAAGGCGCTGTTTTTACAAATAACCCTAAAAATATCCATCCTACATATTGCCACACCACTTGGAACATTGCGGCAATGGCATAAGCTACAATCCTCAAAAAAGATTTTGGTAAAAAACTTGTGGTTTGTTGATACTCAATAGAAAATTGAGCAATCATTGCATCCGCAATTTCTTGCGTGGTTGGTTGGACCGGCTTAGACAACGGGGACACTCCAATTCAATAAAAATTTGTTTTCTTCGCCGTTTATTTTTGAGACGGTAACTTCAATTTCTAATTTACTGGTTTCTGGCAAAGCGACCACAACATCAACATCAGTAGCTATTTCATCATCAATAAGCCATTGCAAATTTCTCTTTCCTGCATCTTCAATTGTAAGAAGCCCCTGAGAAGATGGTGGGGTTGCTTTTAAAACATCCTCAAAATCAGAGTTTATTTTTTCGCTCTCTTTTTCAATGATGCTGTTTGCAAACCAAGACGCCCCGCCAAACAAAGAAAGATAAACACCCGTTTGCAATCCCTCATCTAGACTTACAAACCCATCAACAACGGTTATTTCACCGCCTTCATCTGTATTTGCAAGTAAGATATCGGTCATTTTATTTTCACCGTTGTAAATAAGCCATACTGTAACATATAAGCAACACTGTAATAAACCATTATTCAGGCTCATCCGTACTTTCTGAGCCAGATGTTACGCCACCATGGGTATGAGTTTCTAAGCTAATACCATCCGATACGATATCACCGCCAGTGTTATCAATGCCGCCTGAGAATTCAGCAGGGCCGCCGCTGCCTTGTGCCGTTCCGTTAAATGTGGTTGTGCCATTTATAAGAGTCGCACCATTTAGCGTAGAAGTCCCATTTACAATCATGTTGGCATTTATAGTAAATGAGCCGTCTGTGCCCAAAACTGTTGAGGCGCTGGCGTTCTGGTTTATTATGGACCCATCAGGAAAGATTGTCACCGCGCCCAAAGTGTTTGTTAGCAAAACCGTACCATCTTCTTGTAGATAAAACTCTGCAACAATATCACCGCTTGAGTCCCTTGCGTATCTGCGCACCTCCCCTGCAACCGCCTTTTTATTGCCGGGTTTTGTATCAATTACACCAAAAGAGTGTTTCCCACCTTGGCGTTGCGCTGAAACCAAGCCAAGAGTATCTCCAAGAAGCGGCGGGCTATCTTCACCAGAAGATTGAAAATATTCCGCGTTTAAAATATCGTCTTTACGGTTTTCAAACTTTACAAAAGGTGTGGCATAATTACCACGCACAGTAATATTGTAAGCTTCATGTATACCCATCATTCCCATGGTAGCACCTTCGGTATTTTACCTTCAAAGCTTTCAGGCATTACGAGGTTTAACACAACGCTTTCAGAAGTTGGCGTTTTATTAAACTCAACAGACCTTATTAAAAAATCGGTTTTCTTATATATGAAAGCTTTAGGATTTTCATATTCTACAATTTTATTAGGCTTCCATTTTAAACCATCCGGCCCCGTAAATGAAGGAATAGGAACATTCCAAGAAATAGCCCCTGAATAAGATCTTGATGCTTTATTTTGAGCATCTGTTGAAACATCAGCATCATTTGCCCCATCAGTATTAAAAACGAAAGGCCTTAATGCGGAAATTCTATCATCTGGCACGCTAAACTTATCAGCACCTAAGCCAGGAACAGTTGAGCCCATAGCCGTATATTGAGAAAACAAACGCTGCCCATCGAAATTTTCTGGCGTTGCCACTGGGGCGGCGTTTGTAATATCACCTATTCTATCTCTTTTTGTTTTCTGGAATAAAGGGTCACCATTTGCATTAGACGAAATAACAAGGCCTCGCTCTTTTGCAAGGCTTGTTAAAAAATCAAAAATATTTTGATCCGTTCTTAAAGCAACTTCTTCAAATGGCGCGCCTGGGGGGTTATCAAAAACAGCATTTAAACTGAAATATCCCGCTAATTGCATTGCAATATTTTGAAGATTTAAATCTAAAAATACCAGTGGATAATTATCAGGGGGCGCTTGGCAATCACCTAAAACACCCGCCTTGGCATATCCGTTAACGGAAATAGTTGAAGAGTTAACGCCTTCGTTTGGCATTATTGAAACAGCTGTTCCTTTAAAAATACTCTCATTATCAAACGCAACATCTACATCTTGATACTGAAAAGGCTTGAAACGATTCCTAAAATTTTGGTTATTAAAATCAAATGGAGACTCAAACCCAAAAGTGGCAACGGAATCCATTTTTTCAATAATTTGTATAGATGACCAACTATCAAACTTTTCACCGCCGAACTTTAAAGAAACATCTGTCATCTTGAAAACCTGATTGTTTTCTGTGCCGGCACTTTGATTAATTCATTACCTGCAAGATCATTATCATTAATAATCCGGTTT